TTGAGGATCACTGATCCGTCGCGCCGGTGAAAAGACAGTAAACTCTCGTCCTCTGTCTTGCGCCAATTAACCCGAACGCCGCCGGGGATGGTCGTCAAATCAAGCCGGAGCATGACCGCGCTTCTCCAACTCGTTCATTATGATCTTGGCGCGATAATCGTCCTGTTCTGTCTCTAGCAGGATGTTAAGCGCCTCGTCGGACAGCCAGTGTAAGAGCTGGCTAAACTCAAAATAATCTTTCATACGGCTCATTATAGGCCCCCCAGGATGTAGGTTAGGAAGAAGAACAGAAGCGGCATTGCAAGCGCCGCCCCTATTGCAAAGGCGATCAAGTCAGTTTTGGTAATCATCGCGGCACGCCTCATACACGTCGCGGCTGGCGCATAGGATGGCCTCGACCTGTCTAAAGAGCGGGTCAGTCTGCTCTATGCAGCGATCGGGCTCTTTAGCCTTGTCGGCGCTTATTGTCAGATGCTCCAGCTCTATATCGTATGGGCCGGCGTCGTCGCCGGTGTCGCGGTCGCGCCCTTCCCATTTATAGGTTATGGTCGCAACGCCATAGGCGTATATCGCCATGCCCGGCCATGGCTGGAACTCGTCTAGCTCATATTCAATGTAATACGTCATGTGTTTCCCCGTATGATTGCAGCATTTCGAGTCTTTGGATCTGGCGGCGCAAGCCGGCCGCTAAGCCGGCGTCGCCTTCCCATTCCGCCTCTATCAGCGCGTCGCGCAGGTGTTTAAGCGCTTGCCATATTGGCTTTGGCTCGATCATGTCAGGCTCCAAAAGCTAAGAGTAGCAGGAAAGCGAAGAACGCTAGAGGCAGTAACAACGCCGCCGCCTCTAGCACTAAGGTCGTTAAGAAACTCATAACGTGGCGCGCAAGAATTGACGCGCGATCATTTCCGCGTTGTCCAGCGATGCGATGGACGCGGCTAGAGACAGCGACAAGCCGAACCGCGCAAGGAACGTCGTTAGCTCGTCCGGCGGCACTTTGGCGATGATAGCGGCCGCCTGTTCTAGCTTAGCCTTGGGAACGCGCTTGCGCGGTATTGCGGCTACAGGTTCGGCTTTGGCCGGCGCTTCGGTCTTTGGCCAGCGATACACGCCGTCCGTTTTGGTTGCTTCGGCCAAAATGATCGGCTTTAGCTTTTCGTTATACATCGCCAGCCCGGCGCGGCGGCGCTTCGTCTCTTTATCAGGTTGCGGGTTGCGCGCGCTGCCGCCGCGAACCTGCATGTCTTTAAGACAGGTTCCCATATACGCGACGCCATGGCCGGCAAACTTAACGCCCGGCTCTTGCCATTGTGCGTCCATCCATTCTTTTAAGCTTGTCATTGTTTAGGCTCCTGTGTGGATACGTTACAAAATAGGCGACGCCATTGCTAGCGCCGCCTGTTGTTACCTTGTCCAGTATGTAAAGCCGTTAATTGTCACCGGCGTGTAATCGACGCGGATATTGCGCGCGGTAGCATCCCAATCGATCTCGATATAATGCGGCAGCTCGCGCGGTAAGTCGCCGATATCTTCTAGCAGCTCGCGCGCATAATCGGTGAAGTGGCTGTCACGGATGAGCGTGATCGGATACCAGTCGCCGCGCCACTGCTCATCACCGCCAGCACCGTCTAAGTCGCTCATTATCGCCATGAGCTTAGTCGTCTCACCGCGCTTGTCGTCGTCGTTTTCGATGTCCTCGATGCGCGCGATGATGTCGCGAACGTCGATCAGGTCGTTTGTCAGGTCTAAGTCAGTCATGGTCTTGGCTCCTTTGTGGATATGTTATCCTCTCACGTTTTTTGAGAGCCGTAAAGAGTTTTGTTATGTTTTGCCCCATTTTGGGCGATTAATTGTGGATATAGTCGCGGATCGTCGTCGAATCGTCGGACAACATGGCGTTGAATGCGAGGCGCTGCTTGAAAACGTCATATCGTCATGAGAGTTGTTATAGGGAGTTTTAGAATAAATGTAAACATAATAGTATAGCAACCAGCAAAAGTTTTCAGCGACCTGAAACGTCATGGCAATCCGACGATCCGACGTTTTTTGTCCCGCGCCGTCCAGGCGCAAACACTCTGCATGGACCTAGATCGTCATGACGATCCGACGTTTTGCTAACGCGTGACGCAACCCTTCAAGTGCATGACGATCCGACGTTTGATTGTCAACTTAACGTAATGCTTTAAGTCTACATTCATTGAGCTGATTGGGGTCGATCCAGGTCGAAAGGCGGGGGAGGCTGGGCCGAGGGATCTCCTTTAAGAAATACGAAGGGTCTGCACGAACTTTTTAAAAATTTTTTTGTTGCTAGATAAAAAATAAAACCGTAAAATAAAAACCATGATCGACCATGACACTCTTAAAACCTTACTCGACTACGACCCTGAAGCCGGCGTCTTTCGTCGCAAAACAAAATGGGGGCGTAAAAACATCGGTGACGAGCCGGGGTGTCTTAGCCCACAAGGCTATTGGCAGATAGGGTTGTTAGGTAAGACCTACCCAGCGCACAGGCTGGCATGGCTATACTACTATGGTGTTTGGCCTGAAAACGACATAGACCACATAAACCGCAATCGCGCCGACAATCGCATAGTCAATTTGCGAGCAGTCACAAGGTCTACTAATTTGCATAATAGTTCGCCTAGCGCCCGCAATTCATCTGGAATCCTCGGCGTAAATCCGTCTAGACGCCCTAAGCTTCCTTGGGAGGCGCGGATAAGCATTGAATATAGACAAGTCTATTTAGGGGCGTATGCTACTAAAGAGGAAGCCGCTGCCGCGCATGAAGGCGCTAAACGGGTGTTGGGGCTTAAGTAATGTTTGAAAGCCTACCTTATGAGCCGCGCAAAATAGAGGCGACGGAAGCCGTCCTAGAGCGCATCTACTTAGCCGCCCGCAAAGGGCTGAAGGGCGACACGCTCGCCTACGCCGCTGGCATGACGCCAACGGAATATCGGCGGCTGGTGCAGTTCGACCCGATTGCGGAGTATGCTGAGCAGAAGGGCCGCGCCGAGGGCGAGGCGGAAATGTCCGAAGTGCTGCACAAGGCCGCCCGCGAAGGCGACACTAAGGCGGCGCTGGACATTCTAAAACATGTTCATCATTGGACAGCGCCTCAATCTGTTCAAATCCAAGTCGAACAAAAGATCAGCATTATTGCGGCGCTGGAAGAGGCGCAGCAGCGCGTCATAGAAGGACAAGTATTAGATGCAAGTGCCGATCTACTCAGCGGACGAAGAACAGAAGCTGATGGCGACCCTATGGTCGGCGCAGGTGAAGAACGATCCGGTCGCGTTCGTGAGGATGGCGTTTCCGTGGGGTAAGGCCGGCACGCCGCTGGAACACTTCACTGGCCCGCGCAAATGGCAGCTTGAGGTCTTACAGGATCTGAAAGCCCATATAGCGGCGAACGGCGGTAAGGTCGACTTTGAAACCTTCCGCATGGCGACCAGCTCCGGTCGCGGTATTGGCAAGTCGGCCCTAGTCAGTTGGCTCGTGATCTGGATGTTGACCACGCGCATAGGCTCGACGACTATCGTGTCGGCCAACTCAGAGGCGCAGCTTCGCAGCGTCACCTGGGCCGAGATAACTAAGTGGCTCAGCATGTGCCTTAACAGCCATTGGTTTGAGGTGAGCGCTACCCGTGTGCTACCGGCCAAGTGGATTGCCGAATTAGTCGAGCGGGATCTGAAGCTGGGCACGCGCTACTGGGGCGTCGAGGGGCGGCTGTGGTCGGCCGAAAACCCAGACAGCTACGCGGGCGTGCATAACTTCGCGGGCGTCATGTTGGTGTTCGACGAAGCCAGCGGTATCGACGACAGCATATGGGCGGTGGCCAGTGGCTTCTTTACAGAAAACACTCCTAATCGTTTTTGGCTTGCTTTTAGCAACCCCCGCCGTAACAGCGGATACTTCTACGAGTGCTTCAACAGCAAGCGCGACTTCTGGCGAAACAAGGTTGTTGACGCCAGAAGCGTGGAGGGCACTGATAAGGCAGTCTATCAGCAGATTATCGACGAATACGGACCCGACTCTAGCCAAGCGCATGTTGAGGTCTACGGAGCCTTCCCGAACGCGAGTGACGATCAGTTCAT